CCCTTCATGGTGCCGACGATCCCGCCGCCCATCTTCCCGCCAATGTCCTTGCCGACACCATCAGCGTCAACAGAACCCAACTCCTGGGCGATCTTCGCAGACGCACCCTTCATGGACGGAACCAGCGCGATATACGCGGTTGCGAGTTCGACGGCCATCAAGGGCTCCTTTATTTAGTTACCACCCCAGACGGGCGTTCATTTCTTCGATGCTCACGGCCTTACCGCGGGCCAACGTCTCGCCCTCAACCTGCTTCACAACACCCGGCCTCGGCAGCCTGTCCGGGCGCTTCGCGTTCTGGTCCCCGGCGCGCTGCCAGTTCGCCACCGACAACACATCGAAAATCCCGGCCAACAAATGCCCGTGCAAATCCCAGATATGGTCGGCGCCGGCTGTAGCGCGGTGAATCGCTGAATCCTGCGGCGACTGACGGACGATCACATACAGGTCACGCCACGTCAGCCGCCGAGTGCCAAGCCATGACAGCCGCAACCCAAGCCGGATCAGGTCATACTCGATGGCCTCGCCATGCTCCCCTAGGAGTCGTGCGAGGCCCCGGATTCCCCCACGCCGATCCCAGACTCTTCCTTCCAAGCGTTCAGCAGGGCCTCCAACTGGGTTGCGTCCTCAAGCTGCGGGAAGACCTCGGGCAGGTACTCGGTGAAGAGAAGATTAGCGATCTGAACTTCCGTCAACTCATCGAATTTGAGAGCCAGCGACGGCTTCACAAACTGGAGCTTAGGGACGCTGTAAACCTTCTTCGAACCCGGAAGGGTGAACTCGAAACGGTTCTGCTTGATGGACGCCTGAGACGCTGGGACCTGATAAACCACTGTGCGGACTCCTTATTGGTTTGCGGACTCGTTGAAAGGGTTATGGTTGGCCGGGGCAAGGGTCCGCACGACAACCCCGGCCAACCAGTATTAGGGACTAGGCCGTCTTCTGGCCGTCGTCGGAGTAGGTGTAGAAGTAAGCGCCGGTCGAATCCGGGAACGCCTGGATCGTGGCCTCAGCGGCGGCAATGGCGTCGTCCTTGAACGTGGTGTCTCCAACGTCCATGACCTTGGCGTTAGGGAATACCACCCGGACCTTAGCGGCGTCGGAGAAGACCTCGATAACCCAGACCTTGCGGGGGGTCGGCGCGGACGTGCCGGTGACCTTCAGCAGGTTGCCCTTGGTCGCGGTAGCTGCCGTGGCGACAACGTTGGCGTCACCGTAGATCAGGCCCTGCACGGCCTTGTTCAGGAACTCGGCCATCGCAAGCTTGACCGTGACATCCATGCCCTTCTTGGTAGCGGCGATAGTGTCACCACCCCACGCGGCGATAGTGCCGGTGTTGCGCTTCTCCGACTTGGTGACGCCGTTATCCGTGACGTACCCGACAGCCGTAAAAGCAGCGTCCAGGGCGGTGGTTGCATCGGTCGGCAGGGCAGTCCCAAGGGGAGCGACTGAAATTCCACCCGTGACGAGCGGCTTGCCAACCACGACATTGTTAATTGAGTTAGCCATGAGGCAAACCCCTTTCAAGGTGTTTTGCGGACCCTCGAAAAATTGGTTAGACGGTTACTACGGTGCCGCGTGCACGGATCTGGAAACTCATCGTGAACCGGATCTGCGCGGTAGTAGGGTCAGGGAGGTTCGCCGGGCCGCTGAACTCACGGACGCCGAACAGTTGAGCATCAGCCGCGTTCAGGATGGCACGGGCCGTGCTGAGCAGGTCAGAAGCCCTCGCCTCAGTACCCGCCCACGCCTCAACGGTGATCTGCGCCGCCTCGGAACGCACCGTCTCCTTAGCCCCGCCAGTACGCATCACCCGGATAAACTCGGCCGGGCGCGTAGGCGGGACAACCGTGCCCACATACAGGCCGGTCAGGAGAGCAGACGAACGCAAGGTGGAACAGACCACGGCGGGAACATCAATGAACTTGACACCCTCAGCCACGGCCGGCGTCCAGGGCGCGGGTCAGGGCACGCTGGGTTGCCTCAGCCTTACGCGCCGCATAATCCCCAGTACCCACCGACACACGCGCACGGCTCGGGGTCAACGACGGGGTGACATCATAATGCCCGGCGCCGGCAGCGGAAGCGATCCTGTTAGCCCGGCGCAGAAGGTCAGCGCGGACCTCAGAGGACTTCAGCAACGACTCAGCAGCGGCATCATCAATCTCTATCCGAATGTCCGCCATCGCCACCCCTCGCAAGCTTCAGCACAGCCTCAGTGTGGGCGTAGTTATCGGCGGCATCAGACCAAACAACAGCCTCCGTGACAACATACTGCTTGCCGTTATGCTCTACCTCGTCGCCAACCTTCAGCTTCTTAGCAGACTCAATTCGGACAGTCATTAGCCCCTCCAGTCCTGAAGAACAATCTCCACATAATCAATCCGGCCGCTCGGTGAATCCCACTGGGCAGGGTGTCCGTAGACCGTGTACACGGTCCCGTTGTAGCGGACCCGGTTATAGGTGTTGACCTGCGTGCCGGGCGGCGCGTAAACCGTCCACGCCACCAACACCTGATCCCGGTTCAGCAGGTATTCCTGCGTGGTTCCAGGCTCCACCTGGCAGCCCTTCACCAGAACCTCAGCGGGCGGCTGGGTCCAGTCGTCCACCAGATCCCCCGAATACGGGTCAGCGGTCTTCTGCGGCGTCAGGACAGTGATGGTCTTGCGCCCCAACGGCCTACCCATCAGGCAACCCTCGGGATCCGGAAGCCATCAAGAATCAGCTTCTCCATCGCATTCAGCCCGGCAGTCTCAAGGTTGTACTTCACCTGCCGCTGCCCAGTGCGTTCCATATCAATACCTGAAGGCGTCGAATAGAACCGGGCCGCGACACTACACACGACGCCCTTAATCTCGTCAGGAACGTCATCAAAGCCGTGCGAGTAAGTAACCCGCCACGACTCAGGATCAGACGGCCACAGCCCGGTATACGGGCGGGCTGAGACGATCCCCAAACGCCGCGACACCACATAAGTGGTAGGGTCAGCCACCGTCCACGTCACACCATCAAGGGAAGTCTCAACCTTCGTGACATCCGTAACCGGCAACTGAGACAAAAGCACGCCACCCGCAACCGGGTCGCAATACTCCACATCCCAGAACGTCGCCGTAATATCTTGCTGCAAGTAACGGCGGACCATGCCAGACGCAACCTTCAACAGGAACGCCGCCGCCGTATCGTTCGGGTCAATGGCGAGCTGAGAAAAGTTATTCAGGTCATCAACACTGGCAAGATCCTCCATGGCCTACTTGCCCTTGGTTTCAGCCTCGGTAGCGTTGAAGATCGGCGTATCCTCGGGCGGGGTTACCACCTTCGTCTCAGCCTTGAACTTCTGGCGCTTCAGGCCCGTGACCTGCTCATAATCCTCTACATAATCCGTAGGCATTACTCACTCCTTCTAGATGTTGGGGGATTACTAAGGGGCGGCTGACATTGCAGCCAGCCGCCCCGAAGATCAACTACGCGGTCAGCGTGACCTTGCCGAAGCCGGCCGGGCGGTAAACAGCCAGAGCCAAGCGCTCTTCAGCGCGCAGGGTGATGAGGTTGTTCACGAAGTCATCCACGTTGGAGTTCGTCATTTCCAGGGTGATGCCCTGACGACGGAACACCTGAGCGCATTCCTGGAACCCGCCAACAAAGACGGTGCCCTGCGGGATGGCCGTGGTAACGACAGCGCGCAGACCCCAGATGGAAGCAACGTTGGTGTAACCACCATTGCCGTAAGCGCCAGTGAAGGGGCCACCGCCGTAGTACTGACCCTGAGAGTCCTTACCAAGGCGGATCGTCTGCCAGTCGGTCGGGTGGATCACGATGGCGTCAGGCTCCACGAAGGAGGTAGCGCGCAGGGCGGTGATCTGGTTGAAGATACCTTCCATGGCCTTCACGGCGGTAAGGCCCGCAGCGGTGGTCACGGCGGCAGCCAGGCCGGTACGGTTCAGGAGGCCCTGAAGGTTCGGGGAAGTACCGTTACCGTTCAGCAACTGGGCTTCCTCAGCACGCTTCACGCCGAACACCATACGGTTGGACAGGTACGCCTCGAACTGGCTGGCGTCCTGGAACATCTCGTCGGTGACCTTGGCGACGTTAGCGATCTTGCTAACGTTGTCCTGCCGGCGTGCGAGGGTCAGGTCAAGCTGCGGCTTCAGGCCCTTTTCCGCAACCGTCGCCGTGGTGTCGTTGAATGCAGCTTCAATGACGTAGGAGATGGAAGAGGAAGTCGTGGTGCCCTGAGCGAGCAGGTCCGCGATGGTCAGAGTCTGGAACTTCAGCGGCACAATGCCGGGGAGAAGCTGCGGCGCGACAAGCTGCCCGCCCTGACCGGCGCCACCGTTGAAGGCCGGGATGATGCCTTCATCAATGGTGTTGGCCTTGTACTCGATCTGGACGCCCTTGGACTGGCCATCCAGCATCGACTTGTACCCGGCAGACTCCACGATGGACTTGCCGAACGCCTTGACCTCGGCGCGGTCTGCCTCAGCGGCCTTAGCCTCGGGCGCGGCCTCCCCGCCAACAGCGAGGCGCTGTGCCTGCTCGTGCAGGGCGATGGTGTCAGCGTAAGACTTCAGATCCGACTGATAAGCGTCGAGGCGGGTCTTCTTCTCCGCATTGGTCAGGGTGTCATCAGACACTACCTGCTGGGCTTTGGTCCCAAGCTCCGCCATGGCGCGCTTGGCTTCAATAACTGCCGACATCTGGCAGTCTCCTTTCGGTGTGGGGTTAGTTGATGAATTGCGCGGCCTGGATCCGAAGAGCAATCTCTTCGAGTTCCTTGACCGTTACTGCGTCAGAATCAGCGTCAGCAGCGGGGGCAGAACGCACGCCGGCAACGGGGGCCGCAGGGGCGCCGGTCGCGGGGGTAGGGTCTGCGCCGGAAGCGGCGGCATCTTCATCAGGGTCCGCGACACCAAGCGCGTCGAGGATTCCATCCACAGCAGCATCAGCCGCCTGAATGAGTGCGATAGCCTGCTGAACCTCAGCGGGCAAACTTGATTGGTCGATGGAGGCGAACAGGTTGATAGCCTCATCAATGGCGGCGTCCACAGCCTGAGCGAGCGCGCCCGGATCGGCGGCGTCCTCCGTGTCGGCGTCCTTACGAGTGAACGACTTAGCCGGGGCACCAACACACTCCGCACCAAGAGCAGCGGCGTGATCGTGGATCCCCTGGACCTTCTCAGCGTCCGCCTTGGAGTTCCGCGCCCCAGCCTTCAAGCCCTTAGACGACAGCACGAGCGCTTCCCTGTTGGACGGGATGGCCACGAAAGCGCCGTTCAGAAGCTCGCGCTGGGAAACGGTCTTGCCGTCCTTCTGCGTCTTCTCCGTCATGAACGCCACGCTGGTCGTCCGGATATGCCCCTCATTGACAAGGGTCCGGACCTCCTGAGCGCGGGGCAGTGAAGAATAAGTGCCCGAGACAATCAGGTTGCCCGTTTCCTCATCAATCCGCGGCGTACCCGAGCCGACAGTCTTCTCAACCGTCATGCCATGGTCAGAGTCGAACGTGATGTGCTCAGGCAGGGGAAGCTTCCACCCATCCTTCAACAGCACGTCACCGTCCCGGTCCTTGGTCTGAGCCGACAAGATCACCTCAAACGAGCCAGGGAAGGCGTCGTCCGTGTTGGTGATCGTGGCATCTTTCTTAGTGATCGCCATGATTAGCCTTCCTTGCTGAAAGAGAGAGTGCAGGTGCAGCCGGCCACTTCATCAGCGCCGCCAACCGGATCGCCGGGGCCGTTCATCCCATTACTGAACTTGGAATTGAGTGGCACCGTTTCGCCGCTCATCGCCTCATGCGAAGGGCGGGCATTAGCCGAGTTCGTTTCCCACGTCTTGGTGCGGGCCTTGTTCTGCCGTGCCGCAACCTGAGACGCCAAACCGCCAACAGTCGCAACCCGTGACGTAGCGATCTGCAACGCCCTCGCCGCGATCAACGAAACAAAAAACGCCTTCAAAGCGTCCATATCGTGATCGTCACCAAGGGCGGCGCTAATCTGATCGGCCGTCGTCTGGTTAATGTTGGTAGCCGACTGCTGGGCGTCTGAGGCGATCCAACCCGCAATATCCTCCGGGTTATACTTCCCGCCAAGATCGGCGCCCGTAGCGTCACCCACGGCCTTAGACGTGGCATCCCCAAGGGTTTGCAGCAAGTCAGCGAGGTCCGAATCCCAAGCGGCAGGATCAAACACCCCGGTATCCTTCTGACCGGCCCTTGCAAGAACCGCGTCCTGCTGGTCCGTAAAGAACTTCCCCAAAGCGTCCGCGTGTTCCTTGACAAGCTGCTCACGAACAGCAGGCTTATCCGCCTTGATGCGTGCGAGCCGTCCCATGATCGAGCGGACGGTCAACGCTTTTGGGCTGGCACTCGACGCCGCCTCAAAAGCCGGCGCAGACCCAGGAACAACGGCCTCAGCCTTAGAACCCAACGGAACAAGAGCCGCGTTCGCGTAAATCTTGTTCATCTCCGGGTCCTCAGACAACGACTCGCCAATAATGGCGCGTCCCTCATTGCCCGTGACCAGGCCCGCCTGCCGTGCAGCAAGCGCCTTATCCACGCGGGTTTCGTAATCGCCGCGCAGAACCTCAGACATATCGAACTCGACTTCACGCTCACCGGGCGCGTAAAACTCAGAGCGCAGTGACCGGTCAATCGTTGATTCAATATCTTCCAGCCGCGGGCTCATCGTGTCCCGATACATCGACCGCATCTGCTCGGTGATGTTAGAGAACGTCGCGTGGTCCAGGATGTGAACGACAGGCGGGGGTACGTCATAGACCATGCAGACTTCCTGCATGTTCAGCTTCCGCGATTCGATGTACTGCATCTCTTCGGCGTTGAGCTGGATAACCTGAAGGTCCAGGCCCTCTTCGAGGACGTTCGTGCCGCCCATGTTGTCCGCGCCCGCATGACGGGCATCAAACCCGGCCCGCAGCCTGTCAATAGCCGCCTGAGACAAAGTGTCCGGATGTTTCAGCACTACAGACGGGCGGGCACCACGCTTCCACCACGACTGAGTAGCGCGCCTGGAAGCGTCCTCATTCAGCAGGGTAGAACGCAAAGGTTCAAGCCGCGACAGGCCGCGCATCAGGCTCTCAGGGTTATAGCGCAGGAACGCTACAACGTCATCAACAGGTACAGTCAGGATCCCCGCAGACGCCACCCCAAGGGTGAACACGTAAACCGTGTTGCCTTCCTCGTCACGCTTCACCATCGTCCGGGAAGGGTGCATCGGCAACAAGCCAACAACCTGACCGGACTTATCACGCTGCTTCAGCCAGAACGCCTCACCGTAAATCTCATACGTCGCAACAGTCCACCGGTAAAAGTTGAACGGCGACATCTCCGGGCACGGATTAGAAATAAGCCTCGCCAGCGCCGAATCAGTATCCTGAACCCGGCCAGTCACAGGCGTGTTATCCCAAACCTTGACCGTCAACCGGGCAGCACTAGCCGCGATCTTATCCACCACCGTAGCCACAGACGGCTGAGCCTTATACAAAGCCCCATACGTCGCCGTAAGCCCCGACAGATTCAGACCAGTAGCCGCATAAAAATAGCCGTTAGACAGCGACGGCGTAGTCTCGCCCAACGCCTGCGGGGCGAACCCCAAAGCCTTACCGTCCGAAACGATCACGGCCTACCCCCTGGATTCTGCATGTAGGCGATCTTTTCGCGGGGCAAATAAATGTCACCATCAACCGCGACAGTCTCAGACTCCGAAACAGCAGACGCACCAACCAGCTTCACACTGTTATCGTCGCAATCCGCCAACAACCCATCGAACGTCTCACCAGTCGTCAGCGTCACAACAAACCGCTCAAAGTGAGCCGCACGCAGCAGCCGATCCTTGCGGTTCATAGCAACTCCTAAATAGTCAAAAGGTCCGAATCTTCATACTTGGACCGCTTCTTAACCGGGGCCAGACCAGCCCGCCACGCCGCCAAAGACGCAGCCTCAAGCGGGGAAATGTCAGCCTCAGACTTCTTCCGCCCAAGCGCCGAACGATCACCCACCGGACGCCGCACAGCACCAGCCGCCGCAGCATCCAACTCCGGGGCGTCAACATGGAAGAACTGCCCGTCACGGATCTTCGTCTCAAGGTTCGCAAAAGCATCCAGAACATCGCCCGTAGAAGCGATATGCAGCTTCACGCCGGCCTTCTCAAGATGCGGGATCAACACAGCGCCAGGGCCACGGCCATCCACCACCACATCAACGCCAAACGCTTCCTGAAGCTCAAGGCACCGATCAACGACGCCCTTAGTTCCCGGACCGTGATGCAGCGGCTTAACCCACACGCCACCCTCGGGATCCTCAGAACCAGCCACAATCGCAGAATGCGCGAGGTCAATGGACACGGCCATAGCAAGCGCATTCACCTTCAAACCCTCAGGACGCTCATCCTTACGCCCAGCCTCCCAAGAGCCAGCCTCAAACAGCGACACACGCCCGTCAGAGTCCCAAATCCCCAGCGCCTCACGCCGGTAGTCATCATCGTTCGTCAGGAGCTTACGCAGCCGTTTAATGGCCCTGCGCGTGGTCCTTAGCGGGAAGGACGGGTTAGCCTGCGCCACCGCCTCCCAATCATCAAGGTCAGCACCAGGCTCAGCGGAAAACTCCGCATACAGCGCCCCCTCAGACTCGCCATCAAGCGCAGCCTTACGAAGCGCCGTGAAAACCTCACCCGGATCACCAGGCTTAGGCGGGGTGCCCATCATAATGATCTGCGGATTCTCAGCCTGGTTCATCGTCGGCGCCAAGTCAGACATAGCAGCCTCAGTGAGGATCTGCGCCTCATCCAAAATCAGCCGGCGCACCTTCGTAAAACCACGGATAGCGCCACGCTCACGAGCCGCAAACACAATCCGCGAACCATTACGAAACGGGATCATCTCATTACCCGCACCGGTAGTGATGTCCTCATACTCGATATGCGGGGCCAGTAGCGGAGACTTAGCCCAAGCCCGCAACTCATTGAACGTCTCACGGGAAACCTTGAACCTATGCGCCGTCCAAACCGTCGTAGTCCCAGGGTTGATGATCGAATCAGCGAACACCAAAGCGCCCACATCAAACGTCTTGCCCACCTGACGGGGGATCGACATGGCAACCGTGTCAGCCGCATACAACCCGGAAGCATCCTTAGCCAGAATGCAACGGTTCAAATCCTTCTGCCACTGGTCAAACTCAATCCCAATACGCCTACACGTAGCCTCAACAGCAGGAAACCCGGAAGTCTTAATCCCATCCGGCAAAACCAGATGCCTAGCCTCAGCCAGAGCCCCATTCTTCATCCGGCGTCACCGCAGCCTCTCCGATGTCATCCCCGTTATCGGCAGCGTCAATCGCCTCAATCTCCTTTGAGATTTCCAGCAGCCGGCGCGACAACGAAGCAAGGTCACGAGCCTGAATACCCTCGTCAATCTGGCCCGCGATGTTATCCCGCAAAGCCACCAACAGATCACGGTACGAACCAGCGGCAGCAGCCTTCACCGTAGGCGGGGGCATAGGCAGATCCACGGGCTCAGACGGCACAGCTTTCAGCTTCCTTGCAGCCATCAAAACCCCCTTGTGTGGAAAAAATCAGCAGGCCCGCACGGTTCCCGCATCGTGGAAATAGAACCGTGTATGTAAATGACTACCCGGCGGAGTCAGGC